AAGGACTCGACCAGCTATTTCCAGAGCAGTTCTGCCGACTATGTGCCGCCAACGCCACCTGCGCCCAAGGCTACTCCAGAGGAATTGCTGGCACAGGTGCAGGCCGAGTCCATTCAGGCCGACATCCAGAAGAAGGCGGCAGAGTTGGAATTGAAACGCCAGCAAATGGTCATGGATGACGATTTGGCACGGGACAGAATGGCCCAAGACCTGTATCTCAAAAAGTATGAAATTGAGTTAAAGTACAAGTCACAGATCAGTACGGCTGAGATCGATGCGGCTCAGAATATTGATCGTGAAGCAATTCGTCAGCAAGCGGTACTGGCCCAGCAGCAGGCGGCTCAGTTTATTGAGCAGCAGCAGCCCCCGATGCCGCCGATGATGAATCCATCAACCTTTAACGGAATGGCACAGTAGTGACAAATGAAGACCAGGTAAATAAGGGCCGCAAGGCCAAGCAGTTACTTGAGGACGAAACCCTCAACACTGCGATTGCAAAATTGGAAAACGACCAACTTTGGGCATTTCGATCCTCGAAACCCGAAGAGTCTGTGAAGAGAGAGACAGCGTGGTGCATGATGCAGGCCATTGATGGCTTGCGGCAAGAGTTGATCCGGATCATGGACAACGGCAAGATTGCACAGGCCGCTATCTCAAAATCACAGAAAAATCTAATTTAAGAAAATACTATGGCAGAAATACAAGCAACGAATTTGGCCGATGCGGCCAGTGCTATCTCGGCAATGTTGGCCCCTGAAGAAGGACAAGCAGAACTTGACGAGACGCAGCCAGCCGAGGTGTCCGAAGAGGATACTGAGGCAGCGGCCTCTGAGGAGGATGACTCTGGTGTGGAAGACGCGCTAGAGGAAGAAACCTCGGAGGAACAGTCTGGAGAAGAGGAAGAGTCAGAGGAGCAAGAACAGCCACAGACTTTCACTGTCAAAGTAGACGGCAAGGAAGTTTCTGTCACGCTGGACGAGCTACAAAAAGGCTATTCAAGGACTCAGGACTACACCCGAAAAACGCAGCAGATTGCCGAAGTGCGCAAGCAAGTCGAGCAAGAAACGCAGGCAGTTCGGGCCGAGCGTGGACAGTACGCTCAATTGTTGGGAGCATTGCAAGCCCAGCTTCAGGCTTCAGAGCCGCAGGTCGATTTGGATCGTCTTTACAACGAAGACCCAATCGAGTGGGTGCGGCAAAAAGAGGTTTTGCGGGATCGACAGGAGAAGGCATACGCTATTCAGGCCGAACAGCAGCGTCTTAACCAGTTAATGCAGCAAGAGCAGCAGCAGTCTATGCAGCAGCATCTAGAGAGCCAAAAGGATGCGCTGTTGGCGGCACTGCCAGAGTGGAAGGACGCAAAGAAAGCAAAGCTCGAAAAAGCGATGCTGATTGAGTCTGCCAAGTCTGCCGGTTTTTCTGATGAAGATTTGAAGAGTGTTTACGATCACCGGCTGGTTTTACTGCTGCGAAAAGCGGCACTGTTTGACCAGATGGTAAGTAAGCGTCAAGGCATCAAGCCTGTGGTGAACAATGGCCCACGACCAGCCAAGCCAGGTGCAGCGGGTCGGGTTTCGACAACAAGTGAGAGTGTTCGTGCAAAGCAGCGTCTTGCAAAAACCGGCCGCATCGATGATGCGGTATCTGCAATTGAACTTTTATTGAAATGAGGAAATTATGGCTATCGTAAGCAATACATTCCTGACTTACTCTGCAAAGGGTATTCGGGAAGATCTTAGCAATGTGATCACCAACATTGCGCCTGAAGAAACCCCTTACATGAGCAACATTGGACGCGAGAATGTGTCCAATAGCTTGTTTGAGTGGCAAACCGACACATTGGCCGCAGCCGCTGCCAATGCACAGCTTGAGGGTGACGATGTTGCATCGTTTGACTCTGTAACTGCTACTGTGCGTCTGCAAAACTACGCACAGATTTCACGCAAGACGATCATCCTGTCTGCCACTGAAGAAGTGGTGAACAAGGCTGGCCGCCGTAGCGAACTGGCTTACCAGATCGCAAAGCGTGGTTCTGAGTTGAAGCGCGATCAAGAGTTTGTCATGCTGAACGGCGGTATCGCTGTTTCTGGTGACTCTACGACTGCCCGTGTGACTGCATCTCTGGGCGCGTTTGTGAAAACAAACACCGACAAGCAGACTAACGGCACTGATCCATCGTACACAACGCTGCCAAACAGCGCCCGTACCGATGGCAATGTGCGCACCTTCACTGAAACCATTCTCAAGAATGTGATTCAGAAGGTGTGGACAGCCGGCGGTACACCGAAGATCCTGATGTGCGGCCCTGTGAACAAGCAGCGCGTATCAGGTTTCTCCGGCATTGCCTCCAGCCGTTTCAACATTGACGGCGGCGCAAAGCCTGCCACATTGATCGGTGCAGTGGACATTTATGTCTCTGACTTCGGCAATGTGTCTGTGATTGCCAACCGCTTCCAGCGTGAGCGTGATGCGTGGGTGATCGATCCTGACTACGCCAAGATGACTGTGCTGCGTCCTTACCAGCAAGTCGAACTGGCCAAGACAGGTGACGCTGAGAAGCGCATGCTGATCGTTGAGTGGGGTCATAAAGTGCTGGCTGAAAATGCCCACGGCCTGGCCGCTGACTTGATTACTTCTTAACAGTAAGCAACGGAAAGGGCCAGAGAAATCTGGCCCTTTTTTTAAATGATTCACAAAAGATTACTTAGCGAAAACAAAGATCAAGGCATCTCGCGTTACTGGCATGAAAACCCAGAAACTGGCGATGTGACGATCCAAACAGAACAAGATGTGACGGCGGTTATTGAGGCCAACAAGGCCATCTACAACGCTGTTGACGGCAAGGCCAACTGGAACGGTGAGTGGCACTTGGTGGCATCTATCCCAGAGGCTCTCTATTACAAGATGAAGGCCGAGGGCAAGATCGATGATCAAGAGTACATGAAGCGCTGGCTCAATGACGCCGATAACCAATTTTTTAGAACACGACCTGGGAAAGTATGAACTACATTGCCGTTTGCACCCCTGCCCGTGATCAGGTTCACACCAATTACACCTACTGTATGGTTAATTTGGTCGCATTTCACACGCTCAACACCACAGACGCAATCAGTCTGAAATTGATGCAAGGCACAATTATCCAAAACCAAAGGGCTGACCTTTGCTTGGACGCGATGGCCGAAGGCTGCACGCACATCCTTTTCATTGACTCTGACATGACCTTCCCACAGGACATGGTGGGCAGGCTCTTGGCCCACGACAAACCCATCGTGGCAGCCAACTGCGCACGGCGCAGGATGCCAACTGGCCCGACTGCCCAAAATTATGACGCCGAAGGCAAGCGCAAATCGGTCTACACTATGCCAGAATCTACTGGATTGGAAGAGGTGGGAAGCATTGGTACTGGCATAATGCTGATCAAGCGCGAAGTGTTTGAAGGCATGAGTGAGCCGTGGTTTGATATGCCGTGGCAGACCACACGGGGCTACATGGGCGAGGATGTGTTTTTCTGTAAAAAAGCGCAAGAGCTTGGCTACAAAATCTACATCGACCATGATGTCTCCAAGGAAATCGGCCACATTGGGACATTTGAATTTCGCCATGACCACACCTGGATAGTCAAAGAGGAAATGGAAAAAGAGGCTCAATAATGGCACTGACCACCTACACAGAGTTAAAGGCATCAATAGCAGATTGGCTGAATCGTTCTGATTTGACAGCCACTATTCCTGACTTTATCTCTCTGGCCGAGGCGCAAATTGAGCGCACGCTGCGCACCCGTCAAATGTTGACAAGAACAACATTGACCATTGATGCAGAGTTTGAGTCAACGCAATCTGACTTTCTAGAGACTCGGGCACTAAAGTTGACCAGCACAAATCCAGTGACGCCATTGTCTTTTATGACGATGGATGCGCTGGATGAGGAGGCAACAAAATTCACGGCCAGCGGCAGGCCAAAATTCTTTGGAGTGGTCGGCACTCAATTTCGTTTTGTGCCAACGCCGGATGCAACCTATACGGCAGAGATCGTCTACTTTGCAAAGTTGAACAAGCTGTCTGCAAGCGTGGCGACTAATTTTCTTTTGACATCAAGCCCCGACATTTATCTGTACGGCTCACTGTTGCAGGCTGCACCGTACCTGCAAGACGATGCGCGGATACAGACTTGGGCGACTCTGTACGAGCGCGGATTGAATGACTTGCAGGTGGCCGATGACCGTGGCTCGACTTCTGGCGGCAGTCTGTTGACCCGCGCAAAAACTTTTGGCTAAGGATTAAAAATGGCAGATACCACAACGACCAACCTATTGCTGACCAAGCCCGAGGTCGGAGCTTCGGCAAATTCTTGGGGCGGCAAGGTCAACGCAAATTTAGACTCAATTGATTCTTTGTTTGATGCTGGCCCATTGTTGAAGGTGACAAAGGGCGGCACGGGTGTTGGTACGAGTACAGGCACTGGCAACAATGTGCTTTCTACCAGCCCCACATTGGTGACGCCAGCCTTGGGCACACCTTCAGCGGCAGTGCTGACCAACGCCACAGGTCTGCCGATTTCAACGGGTGTGAGTGGCCTTGGTGCTGGCGTGGCGACTTTCTTGGCCACACCATCCAGCGCGAACTTGTCTGCTGCCGTAACGGATGAAACCGGCACTGGCGCTTTGGTGTTCACCAATTCACCGACTTTGGTGACGCCAGCGCTTGGCACGCCATCAGCGGCTGTGCTGACCAACGCTACGGGGCTGCCTTTGACCACAGGCGTTACTGGCATTCTGCCAGTGGCGAATGGCGGCACAGGGGCGGCTACGGGTATACCCTTGGGCACTGCGGTTACGGGAGTGCTTGCAGTCGCCAATGGCGGCACTGGACAGACCAGCTACACCGATGGGCAGCTATTGATCGGCAACAGCACCGGCAACACGCTGACCAAGGCGTCCTTGACTGCCGGCTCCGGCGTGACCATCACACCAGGTGCTGGGTCTATAAATATTGCGTTTACCGGCCCAGGCTCTGGCTCCGTGACCAGCGTGGATGTATCAGGCGGCACAACGGGCCTGACCACAAGCGGCGGCCCTGTTACAAGCGCTGGCACTGTGACCATTGCGGGGACTTTAAATGTCGCCAACGGCGGCACAGGCGCAACGAGCTTGACTGCCAACAATGTCATCTTGGGCAACGGCACATCTGCCGTGCAAGTTGTGGCCCCTGGGTCATCTGGCAATGTGCTGACAAGTAACGGCACTACATGGGCATCGACAACACCTGCCGCTGGATTTAGCACATCGGCAAACAACACTTTCACCGGCACACAAACATTCAGTGGCACATCGTCAGCCAAAGCCATTGTCTTAAACGATGCCGCTGAGGTGGCAACAGTGTCGGCAACAGCAGCCACCGGCACGATTGCATACGACATCACCACTCAGTCGGTGCTGTACTACACCAGCAACGCCAGCGCCAACTGGACTCTTAACTTCCGTGGCTCAAGCGGCACATCCCTGAACACGCTGATGGCTACCGGCGAGTCAATGACTGTGGCCTTCCTTGTAACGCAAGGCGCTACAGCCTACTACAACAGCGCTGTGCAGGTCGATGGAACTACATCGGGTGTGACTACAAGATGGCTTGGTGGTGCGCCTACAGCGGGTAATGCCAGTGGCATTGATAGCTACCGCTACCTGATTATCAAGACAGGCAGCGCGACCTTCACAGTCTTGGCAAGCAATACACAGTTCAAGGCCTAACCCATGCCATTACAAGCAACTTCTGGTGCGGCAAGTTATGACGGCTTTGGTGGCGGGACAGCCGCCAAAGTCAATTACATTGAAGACTTTTTCCAATCTTATTTGCGGACAGGCACTGGTGCATCTGCAACTGTTACTACTGGATTAGATGGTTCTACTAAAGAAACTTTAGTATGGACAAAATCACGTTCTGCCGCTACCAACCACAAGCTGACAGACAACGTACGTGGGGCTACTAAAGCCCTAAGTAGCAACACAACAGGCGCAGAGGCTACAGATAGCCAAGGATTGACTGCTTTTAGTGCTACTGGCTATACGATTGGTACGAATACTGACTACAACAATAGCGGTGCAACTTATGTTGACTGGCAATGGGTAGCGCAACCAAAGTTTTTTGATATTGTGACTTATACGGGTACAAATGGGGTTCAAACAATTAATCACAATCTTGGCTCAGTACCGGGAGTGATTATTGTTAAATCCACTAGTACAGCTAGTCAGTGGAATGTATACCATCGTTCATTGGGCGCAACACAGGCTATTAAATTACAATCTACAGCAGCAGCCACATCTAGTGTAAATTTTTGGAATGATACTAACCCAACATCCACTCAGTTTACTCTCGGGGCTTCTTTTAATACATTAGGCGAAACCTATGTAGCCTACATCTTCGCCCATGACGCAGGGGGCTTTGGCCTGTCTGGTACAGACAATGTGATTTCGTGTGGGTCGTTTACTACTGATGGTAGTGGACTAGCAACAGTTAGTCTTGGCTATGAGCCGCAGTGGGTTTTATTTAAACAAACAGACGGCGTAGACAGTTGGTATTTAAATGACATCATGCGTGGAATGTCAGTTTCTGCATCTAGCAATAATTTATCGCCTAATCTTTCTGCCGCAGAATCTGCTGGTGGCTACGATACAAAACCAACAGCTACAGGATTTAATGCAAACTCCGGCATTGCTAACAAAAATTACATCTACATAGCCATACGCCGTGGCCCGATGAAAGTGCCTACGACTGGGACGAGTGTGTTTGCGCCAACAACTTATACAGGAACAGGGACAGCACGTTCAGTTACAGGTCTTGGGTTTCCCCCGGACGTGGTGATGCTTGACTCAAAATCTTTTGCCAATAACTTTACCTATGACAAGTTGCGTGGCCCAAACATTCGTTTGTTTACAAATGATACAGCCGCTGAAACTAATGATGCAAATAGGCTGACTGCTTTTAATCAAGATGGTTATTCACTTGGTACTTTAAACCCCAATGAAAGTGGTGTTGGATACGCAAACTGGAACTTCAGACGAGCCCCATCGTTTATGGATGTCGTTTGCTACACGGGGACGGGTTCTGCAAGAACTGTGAGCCATAACCTTGCGGCAGTGCCTGAGATGATGATTGTGAAGTGTCGAGGTGACACAGGTCAATGGGCGGTGTATTCGTCTAACCTAACTGCAAGTAATTACCTGTTTCTTAATTCAACTGCTGCATCGGCCACAAACACAGCTATCTGGAACGCAACAGCGCCAACAAGCTCGGTATTCAGTGTTGGAACTTCAGTAAACACAAACAGCAGTGGTTTTACGTTTGTTGCCTACCTCTTTGCAACGTGCGCTGGTGTAAGCAAAGTGTTCAGTTACACAGGTAACGGCTCATCACAAACAATCAACTGTGGATTCACAGGAGGAGCTAGGTTCGTTCTAATCAAGCGCACCGACTCAACTGGTGACTGGTATGTTTGGGACACAGCTAGGGGAATCGTAGCTGGTAACGATCCACACCTTAGTCTCAACACCACAACAGCCGAAGTTACAACAGACGACACCATTGACACAGACAACACAGGTTTTGTGGTCAACCAAGTAACAGCAACAAATGTGAATGTTTCTTCTGCAACCTACATAGGGCTTGCGGTGGCCTAGACTTAAAGGAATCAAAATGAAAATACGAACAAATGACGGGCAAGTAATGTACGAATCAGAGTTTCGTGCGTATCAAAAAGCCAATGGTGGCCCTACATGGGATACAACAACAACTGAGGTGCTAGAAGCCTTGGGTGCTGATGTGATCTTTGAAGGCCCACAAGCAACTGGTGGCACGGTCTATCAATACTCACAAGCCGCTGGTGTTGAGCAAGTCGATGGCAAGTGGTACACCAAGTACAGCCTTGGCCCTGTGTTCATTGACCAAGTTGTAGATGGTGTAACTACGACCGCTGCCGAACAGGAAGCTGCTTACAAGGCCATGAAGGATGCAGAGCAAGCTAAGAGTGTTCGCGCTTCCCGTGATGAAAAGCTGACAGCTACTGATTGGCGATTTCGCAGCGATATGACACCTTCACAGGCGTGGAAGGATTACTGCCAAGCACTGCGTGATGTACCATCTCAAGAAGGATTCCCATGGACAATTACTTGGCCAGCCACACCATGACCGAAGATGTAACTCACCGAGAAATCTACGACAGGCTGGTGGCTGTTGAGGGTAAGGTCGATGCGCTGACTAACAGCACCAAGGATGTGACGGAGGCATTCAACGCTGCCAAAGGCGCATTCAAGGTGCTGGAGACATTGAGCAAGCTGGCCAAGCCCCTGCTGTGGCTGGGCGGCTTGTTTGTGGCGACTGTGGCTTTCTGGGATCACTTCAGAGGCCGGTAATGATTGATCCGCTAACAGCACTGGCGGGAATACAGTCGGCCATCTCGCTGGTCAAGAAGGCCGCGAATGTCGCCAACGATCTCGGCAGCCTGGCTCCGATGATTGGCAAGCTATTTGATGCCAAGAGCGTAGCCACCAAGGCAATGCTTGAGGCCAAGCGATCTAAAAATAAATCGAACATGGGGACTGCCCTCCAGATTGAGATGGCACTGGATCAGGCCCGTGTATTTGAGGAAGAGCTAAAAATGCTTTTCATGCAGACCGGCAAGATAGATGTCTGGAACAAGATCAAAGCCCGTCAAGCAGAGATGGACAGGGACGATGCCAAAGAAATAAGCGCACTGAAAGCCGAAGAAAAGAAGGCCAAAGAAAAAGCAGACGAGATGACCGAGATTGCTTTGGTAATAGCTATTGTTTGTTTCTTGATGTTTTTCGCCTTTTTTGGCGCAAATGAACTTATAGACTTCTGCCAAAAAACAAGAGGGTGTGTTTAATGTGTTCTCGCTACTTAAATGGTTTGATGTCGGCACTGATTGGCGACTCGGGATTGATCGCTTCATCAAGTGCTGCGCCGCTGTCCTTGCGATCAACTGGTTGCTAGACCTTCTTTACATCTTGCCGACCAGTGAGTCCAAAAAAATCATCGACTTCATAGTTTCTAAAAACCCTTTGTAGGAATTTTATGCTCTCACTATTCTCGACTCTTGGCGGTTTGTTGATCTCAGGCTTGCCCAAGCTGCTTGAGTATTTCCAGAACAAGGCCGACCAAAAGCATGAATTGGCACTGGCCCAAATGCAGACCGAGCGAGAGCTTCAACTGGCCGCTGCGGGGTTTGCCGCGCAAGCCCGTGTGGAAGAAATTCGCACCGAGCAGGTGGCCTTGCAGACCGAAGCTCAAATGGCCGAGGCCGAGGCTGGCATGGTGCGAGGTGCGCAAGAACACGACAAGGCAGTGTTGGAAAAAGCCTCAAGATGGGTGGCCAACTATGTGGGGACTGTTCGCCCCACGATCACCTACATTTTTGTGGTTGAACTGGTCTGCATCAATGCCTTCTTGTGCTTCTATCTCTGGCAGCATCCTGGTCTGATTACCAGCATGGACGATGTGCTGCGATACACCGACATCATCTTCAGCCCTGATGAGATGGCCATGCTGGGCGGCATCATTGGATTCTGGTTTGGCTCACGCGGCTGGGGCAAGAAATGAAATTGAGCAAAGCCGGTGCTGATTTGATGCATCGCTTTGAAGGCTGTAGGAGTAAGCCCTACCTGTGTCCAGCCAACATCTGGACTATCGGGTACGGGCATGTGCTGTATCAAGGTCAGATCAATTTGCCAATGGTGCGTAAAGAAGGCTACGCTGGTCTAATCCGTAGTGAGCATCCATTGCAATCGGAGGATAACCGTGCTTGGACAAAAGAAGAAATCAATTCGTTATTCGCAAATGATGTACAAAATTTTGAGCGTGGTGTTTTACGACTTGTTCCCAATTGTGCTGGGCATCAAGGCCGCTTTGACGCTCTGGTCTCTTTTGCCTTTAACGCTGGATTAGGAAACCTTCAGCGCAGCACGATCCGAATGAAGGCCAATAGAGACGATTGGGAGGGCGCAGCAGAGGCTTTTATGGCTTGGACTAAGGGCGGGGGCAAAGTACTGCCTGGGCTTGTCAAGCGCCGTGTGGCCGAAAAAGAGTTGTTTTTATCTTGACTGATCAATAATCATGCTATGGCCAACAAGAAGCAACAATTAGAAGTCCCGTCAATTCCCAGCTTGGGGTTTGCTCCAGAGGCGTATGAGCGCCGGTATGTTTCTGAGGTCAATGGCGCATTGAACGGCTACTTTAGAAACCTGATCAGCACGCTGAGTGCGCTGTTCGGGATCAGGGGCGGCAAGTTCTTGAACAACCCGCATGGGGCTTTTCAAGACTCAACCGACCAGGTGGCGGCCAACACCACAACAGCCTATGCCGTCACATTTAATACGACAGACTTCAGCAACGGCGTGACGATGGCCAGTGGCTCTAGGATCACTGTGGCCGACAGTGGGATCTGGAACATACAATTTTCCATTCAGTTTACAAATACGACCAATACTACGCAAGATGTGGATATTTGGTTTCGCGTCAATGGCACAAATTCAGCAAACTCAAACAGCAGGTTTGGATTTGCACCGAGAAAAGCTGTTGGCGACCCGTACCACACCATTGCGGCCATGAATTATTTTTTGACATTGAATGCAAATGACTATGTTGAAATTATGTGGAGGCCAACCGATGTCGGCGTTACGATTGAGCAGTATGCTGCCGGAACAAGTCCAACACGACCAGCAGTGCCATCGGCCATTGCGACAATCAGCTTTGTGTCCAACCTACCGACAATCTAATCATGTACATACCCATCAAACTACCTCCAGGCGTCTACCGCAACGGCACTGAATATCAGTCTGCTGGGCGGTGGCACGATGCCAACCTTGTGCGCTGGTACGAGAACACACTGCGGCCCGTCAACGGCTGGAGGGCAAGGTCGGCATCAACTGTGACCGGCGCTTGCAGGGCGATCATCACTTGGCGGGACAATTCGGCCAATTCGTACATCGGCCTCGGCACTCACTCCAAGCTGTTTGCAATGAATAATTTGGGCGTTTTGAAGGACATCACGCCAACCGGATTCACAACTGGTTTTATTGACTCACTGAGCACCACGGGCTACGGCAAAAACCTTTACGGCAGCTTTGCCTACGGCGTGCCACGACCAGACACTGGATCGGCAGAAATAGCCACCACTTGGAGCCTTGACACTTGGGGCGAGTACTTGGTGGGTTGCTCTGACTACGATGGCAAGATTTACGAGTGGCAGCTTGGCTTTACAACGCCAACACTGGCCGCACCAATCACCAATGCACCGACCAGCAACAAGGCTATTCTTGTGACCGCCGAGCGCTTCCTGTTTGCCCTTGGCGCTGGTGGAAACCCTCGCAAAGTCCAATGGTGCGACCAAGAGAACAATACCCTCTGGACGCCAGCAACAGACAACTTGGCCGGTGACTATGAATTGACAAGCTCCGGCAGCCTGATGGCCGGCAAGAGGGTCAAGGGCATTAACCTGCTATTTACCGATGTCGATGTGCATACAGCGCAATATGTTGGTGCGCCATTTGTCTACGGCTTTGAGAAGGCTGGCTCTGGCTGCGGCTTGATTTCTGCCCAAGCGGTGGCGGCCATTGATACGGCGGCGATCTGGATGAGCAAATCTGGCTTCTGGATTTATGACGGCTACGCCAAGCCGCTGCCCTGCGATGTGTCTGATTATGTTTTCAACAACATCAACTTAGACCAACGGGCAAAGGTGCATGCTGTGCACAACAGCAAATTCGGTGAGATTTGGTGGTTCTACCCAAGCAACGCTGGCATTGAGAACGACTCTTATGTGACCTACAACTACCGCGAAGGCCATTGGGCCATCGGCACATTGGCAAGGTTAGCAGGCACTGACGCTGGCGTTTTCACCTTGCCATTGATGGTGGATGCCGCCGGCGAGGTGAACGAGCATGAAGTCGGGTTTGACTACGATGGCGCCACACTCTTTGCTGAGTCTGGGCCGATACAGATTGGCAACGGCGACAATATTATGAGTATTCGTGAGGTTATACCGGACGAGCAGACCTTGGGCGAGGCGACAGTGTCGTTTAAGACTAGGCTCTACCCAACGGGGGCAGAGTCCACATTCGGGCCATACACGGCAGCCAACCCGACATCTGTCAGGTTTTCTGGCCGGCAGGTCAACATGAAGGTGACGGGTGATGTGTTGGCAGATTGGCGCATCGGGGTGATGCGGCTGGATGCGGTGGCCAGCGGCAAGAGATGAGCGACCAAGAGCATTTGGAAAGGCTGCGCCAGCATGTCGAGGCTGCTTTAGAATACTCTGGAGGCACACATAATTTTGACGATGTTGCCGAGATGGTTCGGGATAACAGACTGCAACTGTGGCCGGCCCGAAACTCGGTAGTGTTGACAGAGATCATTGTCTATCCGCGACTCAAGAATTTGCATTACTTCTTGGCTGGTGGCGACCTAGATGAACTCTCAAGGATGCGAACAATGATCGAATCCTGGGGCAAGTCATTGGGCTGCACCAGAGTGACTTTGGCAGGCCGCAAGGGCTGGGCAAAGACATTTTTAAAAGATGAGGGCTACAGTCCACAGTGGTCTGTACTAGCAAAGGAGTTGTGACATGGCGACAATGGAAGAGTTATATCAGCAGTATCTTTTGACCCAGCCTGGTATCGGCGGTTCACAAAATCGATACAGAGACTTGATGTCGCAGATGCGGCCATTTGCCAACCCCTACCCTGCCGCAACGGGGTTGCTTGCTGGCGGCACTGTCGCTCCAGTAGTGCCCAAGGTTCCGGCCAAGACCAATCCTATGGGGACTTATGGCGGCGGTGGTGGCGGTACAGGCAGCGGTGGCATGACAACGCCATTTGACAGCATGACCGATGCTCAAAGGTCTGAGTTTTATGCAAACAACCCTGCTTATGCCAAAGCAACGCAAATTGGGCAAGGCATTTTTGGGCTTACATCTTTGGGTAGAGCGCAAGCCCTTTTAGACCCAGAAAGAGCAAACAGGGAAGGCTTGATTGCACAGGGATTTGATTTCAATGCTTATCAAAAAGCAAGAGATGAGTTCAGGGAAACTGAACTCAAATATGCGAGGGAGCAGGAGGCTCTGGCGCAGGCAGAGGCTGCTGCGGCTCAGCAAGCTGCTGACAATGCGGCAGCAGAAGCGGCAATAGGAAGTTATGGCGGTGGCTCTTTTGCAGAACAGCAGGCCATAAATAATGCAATTGCAGCGGCGGCAGCGCCATCCAGAGGCCCGACTGACGCAGAAAGGCAGCAGGCTTTATCTTTTGCTATGGGTAATTTCCAAGCGAATCAAGCCGCCCAGCAAGCCGCAGACAATGCGGCAGCAGAAGCGGCAATAGGAAGTTACGGCGGCGGCTCTTTTGCCGAACAACAGGCCATAAATGATGCAATTTCCGCTGACAATGCGGCAGCGGAAGCAGCAATAGGAAGCTACGGCGGCGGCTCCTTTGCCGAGCAGGCGGCTATGAATGATGCTATTGCAGCGGCGGCAGCAGATGCTGGCGGCTAGGGTGGCGGATATGACTCAGGGGGATATGGCACTGGCGATTCCTCTGGCTTGGGCGGTGGTACAGACAGCGGCAGCGATGGATGGGCCAAGGGTGGCAAGGTCACCAAAAACAGGCTCAAAGGCCCAGACCCTAAAGGCCCAGACGAGGGCTATGGCGCACTGCTGGGCGGTGAGTTTGTCATTCAAAAATCAGCGGTCAAAAAGTACGGCGAGGGTCTGCTGTCCATGATCAACGATGGCAAGATTCCTGCCAAAAAAATGAAATCTTTACTCGGATAAGGGGCACAAAATGTCAAAAGGTGGCAGCACAACTTCATCGACCTCAATCGATCCCGACATCAAGAGGGCATTCCTTGCAAATGTGGCCCAGGCCCAAGGCGTGGCCGGCGCATTGCCTGTCCAGCAGTTTGCAGGCTACAACCCGCTGTACACGGCTGGTGAAGAGCAGCTTGTCAACACCGGCTTGGGTGGCCCAGGCATTAGCAGCACCGACTATGCGGCGCAGATGGCCGCACTCAGTGGCACATACCAGCCTGCCGAGTTGCAGGCGGCTCAAGCCAACCTCGGCATGAGTGGCCCTGGCTCAATTGCCAGCTACATGAATCCGTACACCAGCATGGTGCACCAGAATGCTCTGGAGGACTTGGAGTCCTCAAGACGCATG